GCAACAACAATTGATATCTATAGAAGTTTTCTATTTAGAAACTTACCACACAGAACACTGGGACTATTGCATGAACATCCTCTAGTTCATGAATGGTTAAGTGATACAGACCAGGAAGGACAAAGTTTAAACAGTTTCCTAAAAACAATGAATGATCTTGCAATGGTGCAGGGTAATCAATGGATACTGGTTGACAAACCTTCATATGCTGTAGACACACAAGCTCAGGAAATAGAACTGGGCATTCGTGCTTATGCTGTAAATTATTCACCAGCCAATGTATTGGATTGGTATTATGAAAGAAACATAGCAGGAAAAAGAGAACTAAAATACATTAAAGTTATTGAATCAAACAATGATGAATTTATGAACATCACAGTCTGGTATCCAGATCATGTTCACAAATACAAAGTTGAAAAAGACACACTAAACAAACCCAGCAAAATAGTGGACATGCAAGAATATCCAAATCCTCTTGGTTATGTTCCATTTATTTGTCACTCACCTTTAAAATCTCCTACAATGGGTATGGGTTACAGTATTATTGCTGATGTTGCTAATGCACAAAAATCAATATACAACCTATATAGTGAACTGGAACAAACTATAAGAATTAGTTCACACCCTACTCTAGTGAAAACACCATCAACAGATGCAACCGCAGGTGCTGGTGGTATTGTAACTATACAGGAAGATATAGATCCACAACTAAAACCTTACCTTCTTACTCCGGGTAATTCAACTATAAGTGGTATATTATCAAGTATAGGTCAACTAAATGATTCAATAAAAAGAATGACACACACTGCGGCTGTTCAAGCTGTAACAGGTCAACCCATGTCAGGTGTTGCACTAAAAGTGGAACAAAATTTATTGAATGCTAGACTAGCTGATATATCAGATACTATTCGAGAAACAGAAATAAAAATGTGGCGTATCTGGGCAGACTGGCAAGCATTACAATTACCTGAAGAGTTTGATATTGAATATTCAGAATCATTTGATCTACAGGATGAACACGCAAGGTTGGAATTCCTAACCAAGGCTCGTGCAAGTGGTGTGCAAAATCCACTGTTTCAGAAAGAGATTGATAGACAGTTGATTCATATGGTTGTGGAAGATGATGAAGAAGCAAACCTTATGATTACAGAAGCAAATGAAGGATTCAAACCACATACTATGACAAACCCACAAACAGGTGATGTCCTGGTAGCAAATACTGAAGAAGAACATCTAGCATTGGGTGATCAGGGATATGTGCATGTGGATGAATTATAATGGATCCAAAACAACACGCTGAAAAGATCGATACAGTTCTGCAGGATATACAAGCAGGAGTTTTTGATAATTTAAAAGCTCTGGAAAATTCAATTGCAGATCTAGTAGCACAGGGTGCAGATCCTCAGGGTCTAAGACCTGCTATTATAGCAGAGTTTGAAAGATACAGTGAAGGTGTTAAAACAAGTGTTGGTCAAGTTAAACAAATTGCTGAAGATACAATTGGTGATGGTGTAAAAACTGTTGAAGATGATCTAGCAATGTCCGCATTGAGTGAATCCACTGCACTGGGTGTGCAGAGTGAAGTAAGAAACGGTGCAGAGGGTGTCATAACAGCCCTTACACTAGCAGGAGCGGCAGGTTTAGGCACAGATGCACTAGTTAAAACAGCAAGAGCAAGAGTTTCTGGTGTTTTTATGGAGAGCGACGATGCTCTAGTAAAAAGAACACAAAGAAAGCTGGATCAATTACTTAAGAGTGGCACTGCTACTCGAGATGAAGTAGCACAAGCAACTAGAGTAATTCGAGACAGACTAAATGATGTCAATGTCACTAACAGTGTCAGAGATCTAGCAAGTAAAAAGGTTAATGATACTGTCATGCAGTTTGATGGTGCCTTTACAAAAGGCAGAGCCAAAAGACAGGGTATCAAGAGATACAGATATGAAGGTGGCATTATACGAACTTCAAGAGATTGGTGCAATCAACATCAAGGACAAACATATACAGAAGATGAAATCTTCGATATATGGAACGATGATTGGGCAGGAAAAGAACCTGGCGATCCCTTTGTTGTAAGAGGTGGCTATAATTGTAGACATTTCTGGGTGCCCATTGAAGATGAATAAATACAAATGTAAAAGGATACTGATATGACAGACAAAATCATAGATAACACTGAATCAACAGAGACTGGTGCTGTTGAACAGGAGACTAAACCGAGCCAGGAACAGAGCAAAATGTTCAGTCAACAGCAGTTGGATGAAATCGTTGCAAAGCGTGTGGCACAGACCAAAGCCAAATACTCTTATGATCCTGAGGAAGTCACAAAATTAAAGGCTTTCAAAGAATCAGTAGAAGAGGAGCAACTAATCAAGCGTCAAGACTTTGATAAAGTTGTAGCTAAACACAAAGAGAAATCTTCAGCAGAGATTGCTAAACTCAGAGATGAGTTGACAACAATTAAAGTTGATGGTGCTCTTATTAGCTCAGCAAGTAAATTCAAAGCAGTGGCACCAGACCATGTTGCAAAATTGTTAAGAAGTTCAGTTAAATTGGACGACAGTGGTTCAGCTATTGTTATCGATAAGGAAGGCCAACCTAGATATACAGACTCTGCAGAGCCCATGTCCATTGATCAATTAACTGAAGAGTTCCTAGCAAGTAATCAATACTTCAGGTCAGCAGGACCTGCAGGTACAGGTAGTGAGTCAAATGCGGCACCAAGAAGTTCGACAGAAGTTGAACTTTCGCAATTAGACATGACAAATCCTGAACATCGTCAGATTTATAAGAAGATGATGAAGTCAGGTAAACTATAAAGGATAATATATCATGGCAAACGAAAACTATATGTCAACATTAAACTCAGACGGTTTGGTTGTTCCGGTTCGTTCCGCGGCAGTATACCACGCCCATGAGAATTCACTGTTCCTAGGCGGCGAACTTATTCCTGTGGTAAACGCACCACAAGGTATCCTAAGAGTTCCAGAATTAGGCGCAGTAGACGCAGACACAGTATCATCAGCAACAAATGCTGACTTAGAATCTGAGTTACCAGCAGTAACAAAGAATGACATTGTATGTGAATTAATCGCATCAAGAACTGTTATTCGTGACCTAGGAAACATCGACGCAAACGAAGTTGGTAGAGTTCTAGGTATTGCAGTAGCAAAAGCATTTGACCAGTCAGTATACACAGCACTGAACTCAGCAACATCATCAACAGCTGACTCTGTTCCACTATCAGTAGCAGACATCTTTGATTCAGTTGCACAGATTCGTGCAAACGGTGAAATGGGTCCATTATACGGTGTATTAACACCAGCAGAAGCAACTAACATCCTAAAAGAAATCGGAACAGCGGCATTCGCTGGAACTGATACTTTCCAAGCAACAGCTCTAAGACAGGGTTCAATTGGAAACCTAGCAGGTGTTCAGTTCTTCATGAGTTCATACATTACTACTTCAAACACAGCAGGTTATATCTTTGGTGCAGACTCAATGAGAATTGCTATGCAACAAAATATTACTACTGAAGTTGCTCGTAGAGCGGCGGCTGTTGGTAACGATGTTGTAACTTCACTTCACGCAAAAGCGGCTCTTATTGACGCTAACCGTGCAGTTAAACTAATCAATGTATAATAATTGATTATTCAATTATATTGATTACAGTGAGCGGGAGGCAACTCCCGCCCACATAAACTGGAGATAATAATATGGCATTTGCTACAAACAAAGACTTATATGAATATGCATCAGAGGTATTTGATCAAGGCGTGGAAGACTGGTCACCTGAATTAGCGAAAGCTGAAACAGATGTTTCAAATTTTGTGCAGATCAAATGGTATAATAATCATCACAATAGAAAAGATTACTCTAAAGCTAAACTAACTGAGTCACAATGGACAAGATCAACTGTTTACAGAGCTCTTGCTCAGCATATCCTACCCAAATTATCTACATTTAGACCTGAATCAGATCCTTTTCGAGAACAAATTATATTCTACAAGGAAAGATTTGATGAAGAACTAGATATGCAATTTGGTCTGGGTATACAGTATGACGAAGATGGTGATGGTGTTGTTCAGGATGCAGAAGTTCACGAATACAAACAGGATAGGCTATACAGATGAGTTTTACAAACACAAGAGAAGATATTGTATCAGAGATATTTTCAAAACTACGGGCTATGAACTCACCTAGATTAGGTAAGATTGTTCGCGACCCTATCGTTGCAGAAGAACTACCTAAAACAGCCTTTCCTGCAGTTTATATTGAAACTACAGATGAAGACATTGAAGACATAACAATTAATACTAAACAACTAAGACATGGTATGATGGATGTTGATATTGTTGCAATCATTGGTGGAAACAATAGAGACAAGCAAAGAAATATTATAGTTGAAGGAATTGAGAATGCATTGTTAGCAGACAGAACAGTCAATAATAAGGCGACTCATATTGCTCTCACACGAGTTGAGAGCGTTGAAGTGGGGCAATCCGCTCCATATGCAAGTGTAAGAATGGTGTTTACTGTAAAACGCCATTATACAATAACATAAGAGAGGTATAATTATGGCAATTTATCACGGATCAGCAGGTAGTCTGAAATTTAACAGCACCACTGTTGCACAAGTTCAAGAGTGGAGTGTTACACATAACGCAGAAGTGGTTGAAACTACATCATTAGCAGATCAAGCAAGAACATTTTCAAAAGGTCTAGAATCTTTTGAAGGTTCAGCAGAACTATTAGTGGTGTCAGATGGCACAACAGGTTTCACAAATTTTAATGAACAATTAAAAACTGGAACTGCTTTAGAAGCAATTTTCTTCGTTGATGACACTGGTGGAGCTGATGTTAGCTTAACCGGCAATGTGATTGTTTCAAGTGTTGAAACTACAACAACATTTGACGACATCGCTAGAATGTCTGTTACATTTACAGGCACTGGTCGTTTAACAGTTGATGTAAACGATAGTAACTAATTATGAGCATGGCACGCAAGGCAATAACTGGTCTCACAAGAGAAATCAATAATGACTTGCGTGTCTTTGCCCAGGACTTTTTACACAATTTAAAAACTACGACACCCATTAGAACAGGCTTTGCTAGAAGCAAATGGGTATCAACTTATTCTGGCAAAGGTATAGGCTCAGGAGGAAAAATCCCTATTGCTAAAAATGATGCTAGTTATATAGGCGTCCTGGACGGCAAATCACCTCGAGGCTTCTGGAGCAATCAAGCACCACAAGGAGTGGTTGAACCTGCACTAAAGAAAACAAAACTTAAAACAAGGAAAAGATAATGACAACAAAAACAACGACTAGTGTTTTAGATAACGCAAAAGAACATTTTAAAGAATCATTAGCAAATGGTTTAGAAAAGATCAAAGTTCCAGAATGGAACACAACTGTTTATTTCAAACCCAGTGTAAATTTTGCTACTCAACAAAGAGTAATTAAACTACACCAGGAGGGTAAACTTGCAGAAGCACTTGTTGAAACTCTTATTGCAAGAGCATTAGACAAGGATGGTAAGCGAATGTTTGGTATAAATGATGCAACAGAACTTATGCATCAAGTAGATCCAGATGTTATTGTAAGAGTATGCACATACATCAATACATTTGACAAGTCTGGAGAAAAAAGCCTGGGAAACTAGGAACTGACCACGATTTACTATTTTTATATAAAGTAGCTGAAACCGTAGGTCAGACAGTTGAATGGGTAATGAATAATATGTCGGTCTTGGAACTTCAGGGCTGGGCTAAATACTACAAATACCAAGCCCAACAGGCAAAAAGGAAAAGGTAATGGCTGATTATACTATCAATATTAACGCAAAAGACAATACTAAGGCGCAGTTTAGTAATATTAATACAGGACTAGCTGGCATGACTGCAGGTGCAGGCAAGTTTAAAGCGGCTTTAGGTGCGGCAGGTGCGGCACTGGCGGCTTTCGGTATTGGTGCAAAGATCAAAGGTGCTATTGATGACTTCGATAACCTAGCTAAATCTGCTAGAATGGCAGGTGCGACAGCTAGTAACGAAGCCTTCAAAGGTTTTCAAGTTCTACAAACAGCTATGAGCGAAGCTGGTATTGATGCGGCTACATTTGAAAGAGCCATGCTTCAGACTACTTCAAGATTAAAAGCAGGAACTGAAGGACAAAAAAGTTTTGCGGCAGTAACTGATAAACTGGGTGACAGTATATTGGATATGAATGGTAATCTAAAGTCAGGTCCAGAACTATTAAAAGAAATGATGAATGCCCTTAATGCGGGTAAAATTACAACAGAAGAATTTGCTAAAGTAGTTGGTGGTAGAGCTGGACCACTTATTCAACAACAATTTGCAAGTTTAAATACATCAGCAGAAGCATTAGAAGCAACACTGGCAGATGTAGAAGGATCAGCTAATATCGTTCCATTAGGTGCGGCTGAAAATGCAGAAGTATTCAATGATACCTTAGGCAGATTAGGTATGGCTCTAGAAAAATTATTAACTGATGCCATAACACCTCTCTTACCACACCTAACAAAATTTGCACAAGAGCTATTGGCAAATATGCCTGCAATCGTTGATAAAGTATCAGCGGCATTTGGTGCACTTGAACCTGTATTTGGTCTAATAGGCACAGTTCTCACACAGGTTGTATTTCCTGTATTACAAAAAGTATTCGAAGTATTAGGGTTTATAGCAGAAGCTATTAGTCCACTAGTAGATAGTGCAATACCTGCACTAAAAGCTGGATTTGAAGGGTTACAGGGCATCGTTGATGCCATAGTAGGTGCATTTACAAAGGTTGTGGATACACTGGGTGCTATAGGTGATAAAGCAAAAGAACTAAAAGACGGAACTGTTGGTGTATTCACTGACATGAAGGACGGTGTCGTAAATAAAGCTGGCGAATTGAAAGATGGTGTTGTTGATGGTTTTAACAGCATGTATGATAAAGTTTTTGGTGGTTCAATTGTTCCTGATATGGTTGATGGTGTCCTAAGTGAATTCGATAGAATGAACCAGGGTGTTAAGACAACAACTATTGAAATGACAGCCACAGTAACAACTGAAATGGGCAAAATGGGCGATTCAATACAGAACGATTTTGCAAACACACTGGAATCTGCACTATCAGATGGTAAATTAAGCCTATCAGACTTTGAAGGCTTCTTTAAGAAAACTATTACAAATTTAATTACAGAAAGTATTCGTGGCGGTAACGGTATTGGCGGTGCATTCAGCGGTCTATTCGGCGGCGGTGGCGGTAGCGGTGGCGGTATCGGTAGTATGATTGGTAGTATTGCTAGTAGTTTCTTTGGTGGTTTCTTCGCAGACGGTGGTAACTTGGGTGCTAGAAAATTTGGTATTGTAGGAGAAAACGGACCTGAAATAATTACTGGTCCAGCACAAATAACACCCATGTCAGATATGGCAACAGGAGGTTCTGTAAGCATAAACATAAATGCTATTGATACACAAACAGGAACACAATTCCTTCTGGATAACAAAGGACAGATACAGGACATTATTCAGAAAGCATTCAATAGACATGGGAAGGTAGGTATCGTATAATGAAAGACATTTTTAAATATCCAAATGAGTCAAGCACACAATTTATTGATCCAAATTTTATTGGCGATGACACTGAAGGGTTTCAGAAAAGAATAAAAGATCTAATAGACGGAACATATAAAACACATTTAAATTCAACTGCTAAAGGTAGTGTAGCAAACACTATGAACTTTATTGGTAGGTTTCACAATGCAACAGAACTTAAAGAAGATTCAGGTAACCACACAATATATAAGTTCTGGGAGCAACCTCTTATTGAATTTTTAATGCAGTCAAAATCTGGAATAAAGGATATTACAGTTGATCTAGAAACAATAACATCTACATCTGGATCAGATTCTGGTAATGATTCAATTATTCCTAAATTAAGAGTAGAATTTAAAAAACCACACGGTCTTACTACAGGTGATGAACTAAAAATTTTAACTGGTAATACTACATCAGAATGGACGAATTACGACGGCGGAACAGGTGATAAAATATTTGCACAAGTTATAAACAGCACAGAAATACATTTGTCAAATGTAGCCGCACCTAGCACAACAAATGGTTTAACTAGAATGAGTGAGTTTACACTTGGTAGAATGGATAATACAAAATATGATATTAGAACCTTTGGCACAGGTGATAGAATAATAAGAAGAGATACCAGTGCAGGTGCTGGAACAGTATTAAGAACTGAATTAACTGCGGGTGGTGTAGGACTAGTGGAAGGTGACACAATTAAATTAAAACAAACCTTTCATAATACAGCACAGACAGGAACAGTAAATTCAATAACCCCAACCTTTCATTTAAAAGCTGTCCCTGGAACAACTTTTAGTTTTTTATTGTTTACAGATTCAAGTTTTTCAACACCAGCAACTCTCAATGAACAATTAATTAAAACAGCAACTAGAAAATATACATCAGCAGGAACTATTACACTACATGGTGGCACTGGTGCAGGAGACTTTCCATGTAGCTATTCTGATTGGGGTATAAGTGACTCAGAAAAAGCAAATCTTCGGGCTCAAATTCAGCCGGGTGAGGGTTTTGGAAGTGGTTTTTGTAGAATTAAAGCAACTGTAAACAGTGGAACATTTACAGGTAACAGTTCATCTCCTCCGTCGCCAAGGACAGTAACTAAAGCTATTCCAACAAGCATTGATTACACAGATGATTTTGCATGGAGAGCATTTAGTAATTCTTTTGAAATTGCCAGCATAAGAGGACTCTCCAGTCATAATATTCAGGACTTTGTTTTAGCAGATGCTGGTTCAGGTGTTGATGTAGATATAGAAATACAATTTATTAATCCAGCAAGGCCACGGGAAGGCAACCTGTTCCTGCAACTAACAGGAAGGCAAGGAACAGCTGGTATGCATAGAACACTTTCAAATAATACAACAGATGCAGATATGGGAATAATACAGGTAGGAGAAACTACTAGTTTTGAAGTTGCCAGTGCAAACATTTTGAACCCAGGTAATAAAACTTTTTTTAAACAAACAGGTGCATCTACTTTTACAGCAGGTGCAAGATACGCAGGTCATTATTATAAAGCTGGTGATACATCAAGCACAAGCGGAAATACATCTAGTGAAAGTATGCCAGATGATTCAACTATAACTGTAAATTCATCAGGTTTTATAACAGGATTTTCATTTACAGATAGTGTATTCAGAGGCACATTCGCTAATAACGAAGCACACTACTTTCCTATAATTGCGGCGGCAGATACTTATAGTGCACCAGCTGTTAGCACAGCGGCACAGGAAGATGTATTTGATTTAGATACTGAATGGGATACAAATGCATTTTCAACATTAAAAACATGGCCTGATACTGTACTACCTAGTTCAATACAAATGAAATACAATCAACCCAGTCAGACAACACTATCACAAAATGGTGTAAAATATGTTAGAAACTTGGGCTTTACAAAATGGCAAATGGAAGTTACATATCCTCCAATGACAGAATCTCAGTTTAGGTTATATCATTCAGCGGCACAGAAAGCCAAAGGACAATTTGTTCCATTCCAGTTTGATATTATAAAATCAAACAATACTTTTTTCCTAGACTATCATGATGCAAACACAACAACAAATGTTCGTTTAAAAGATGATTCAACAGCTAGTAACAATGTTGTATTACTGGAAGGTTTTGCAAACAATGAAACTATTAATGAAGGTGAAATAATGATTATGGGATCCAACATAAATGGTAATATTCATACAATCACAAACAGTGGTTTATCAAACATATATGGTGAATTTAAAGCTAGACTAGCATATCCTATAGGAACTGCAATGACAGCAAGTCAAACAGCATTCTTAAAACCTGAACATTTTGTAGTAACACTGGGTGAAGATGGTTTTGAATACGCAAAAGATACAAATGGTTTTTATTATGTAAAATTAAAACTTGATCTAGACCAATACAAATAGGAGTAAAATATGGCAAACAGAAGTATGACAGGAAGCCTACTTGCAGAGGCACAGAAAAAAGCTGTAACATTTTTTGATCTAGTAAAAATTAAAGTTCCTCATGACAGTGAAAGAGGATTTCATATAACAAATGCACCTTTCGATATTGTCTTTACACATGATAGTCAAGCAGAAACATATGGTGCATTTGGACAACTTCTATCATTGGATGCATTTGAAGAGAATGCAAGTTTTGAAATACCCAATATAAAAATTACTATAAGTGGTATTTCTGCACATGACAATAATGATCAAAACTTTGCAACAAAGGTATTGGGTCTAGATTATATTGATAGACCTGTTACTATTTTTAGACAGTTTTATGATACAGAACATAACCTAGTAGGAACAGTAGAAATATTTGAAGGTCGTATAGGTGATGTAAGTATTGTTGCAGACAGTGAACAATGTTTAGTTACCCTAACTATTGCAAGTAATTGGCAGGATTTTGACAGAGAAAATGGCAGATTTACAAATGAAAATAGTCAAAAGAAATTATTTTCAGGCGATGAAGGAATGCAGTTTGCAAGAGAAGTGCAAAAGGAAATTGAATGGAAACCTTAAAATCAGTTATTGCAAAAGATCATATTAGATTATCAGCAAAAAGAAAATATTGCTGGGGTATACATGATTGTGCAACATTTATTACAAGATATCATGACGCTGTTTACAACACGAATACAACTTGTTTAGTTGAAAATAAATATTCAGACAGAAGAACAGCATTGAAATATCTTAAAACAACAGATAGATTTTTACCAGATTGGTTACAAAGAAATAATTACACACAAGTTGAAGAAGCTGAATCAGGCGACATACTTATACAACCAATTGGTTCTGAAAACAATCATTATGTCCATTGTTATATCTTTCTAAATGGACTTGCTTATAATTTAAATCAAACAGGCATAACAGCAATAGTTCCTAAATTTACACACACAGTCTGGAGACATGCATGAAGTTTTTAACTTATATAATACCATTATTGTTTATAGTCAGTCCTGCTATGGCAATGCCTTTGGCAGCGTTAGTAACAGTTGGTGCCGCCGCATTCAAATCAGCCGTGGTTAATTTTATTATAAGTGCTGTGGTTGGAGCGGCAGTTAGTTCTATATTTGGTGGTGGTAAAAAACGACAAGCCACTCAGGCGACCCGTAGTCGTAGTATAATGGTCAACAAGAACAGTTCAAATGAACCTATTCCTGTTGTATATGGTAGAAGAAGAGTAGGTGGCACAAGAGTATTTGTGGGAACTAGCGATGGTTCAGGAGGTAGTGGATCAAATACACTAAACATAGCACTAGCATTATGTGAAGGACAAATGGGTAATCTTAAGAAAATATATTTTAATGATCAAGTAGTATTTGATGGCACACTAACACACGGCAATACAGTTACAGATTCAAATGATGTATCATCAAACAAATATGAAGCTACATTTGAAATACAATACATGGATGGTAGAGATGATCAGACTGTTTCAACAACACTACAAAATTCAATAGGTAGTTCAACCTGGACAAGCAACCACAGATTAAGAGGTGTTGCATATTTGGGTATAAAACTAACAGCAGATGCAGACAAGTATTCAGGTGGTGTTCCTACTATAACAGCAGAATTGGATGGTAAGAAGATTACAAGTACAGCAGACTTTAGTTCAACAGTTGATGGTGCAGATCAAAATCCTGTTGATGTTCTAAATGATTATTTAACAAACACAAGATATGGTAAGGGTCTTGTTGCAGGAGATATTGATCAAACATCATTTACAACGGCTAGAGCACATATTGTTGCCAACAGTAATTTTTATAAAATAAATGGTGCCCTACAAACAGATATACCTTTATATGAAAACATACAAGAAATACTTAATGCAAGTAACCTAATATTGGTATACACCAACGGAAAATATGTTGTAAAAAATAAGAAACAGAATGAAACAGCAACATATACAATTACAAAAGACAATATAATTGATGCAATGCAGGTAGACATGCCCACTAAGAAAAACAAAAAGAATAAAATTACTGTAACATTTCCTGATGCATCAAGTGACTACAACTATAATGAAAATATTAAGGTTGTGGATGATAGTTCATTTTTAACAGCAGATAACAATCAAGTTTTAGAAAGTCGTATAGAACTTGATCTAGTTACTGATGCAACACTAGCAGAAAGTTTAGCAACATATAAAATGAAGCTAAGTAGAAATACACTAGCAGTTAGTTTTACAACAGCACATACTAATCTACCAATTGAATGTGGTGATATTATTAAAATAATTAACAGTGATTTTGGTTTTTCCGATTCAGACAATAAGTTATTCAGAGTAATACAAATGGAAATAACCACAGAGGCCACAATCAAATTTGTGTGTCAAGAATATAACAGTAGCATAGAGTTAACATAATGAGTAAAATTGTATTTTCAGGTGGCACAGGACAACAAATATTACCACAGGGTGAAGATGTTGCAAGTAATCTTGCCTCTGCCACACAAACACTAACAAACAAAACAATTAGTTTTGGTTCTAACACAATTACAGGTAATTTAGCAGACTTTGGCATAGCATGTACAAATGATGGAATTGTTGGGCTAAATTCCGCACAAACAGTAACAAACAAAACAATTGATGCAGACAGCAATACATTATCAAATATTGAAGTAGATAATTTAAAAGCAGGTGTTTTAGACACAGATATATCAAGTGTTAGTACTAGTGATGATACTTTAGCATCAGCAAAAGCAATTAAAACTTATGTAGATGCACAGATAATTACAAAAGACAATACAGATGAGATAACAGAAGGTTCATCAAACTTATATTTTACAGATGCAAGAGCAAGAGCGGCTATATCAGCAAGTGGTAGTTTATCATATAATTCATCTACAGGTGCATTAACTTATACACAAGGTGATACAGATACAGTTTCAGAAGGCAGTTCTAATTTATATTTTACTGATGCAAGAGCAAGAGCAGTTAGTATTGAAAATGTTTCAGAAGACGCAACACCACAACTTGGTGGTGATTTAGATGTTAATGGTAATAAAATTACAAGTGCTTCTAATGGTAATATTGATATTGAACCACACGGAACAGGTAATGTTTTAATTGGTAATTTAACATTCAATGCAGATCAAACAGTGGGTGCATCACAAGATAATTTTGTTTTAACATATGATAACACAACAGGACTAATAAATTTAGAAGCAAGTTCAGTTACTGTTGGAACAGAGATAGACGGCGGCACTTACTAATGACTCCGGAGCAACTAAAAACTAGGGCCGTATGGAGTGCTAAAAGGTTTGGAGGTGAATCAGACCCTAAATATTATGCATTTGTGGCTCTGTTCGAGAAACCTCCCAGACTTATGCCCACAAGCTACCTATCTTACCTCATAGTTGCAAAAGAAGGTTATATTGTAGTAAGCAACAACAAAACATATGAACCCCTAAAAGACGCTAAAATCGTGTGGATGAACCCTAAATGGGCTAGGGCAGTAAGCAGAAAGATCAGACAAATACATCAATTTGGCAAATATCAGCCCAGTCTTCGTATGTTACAGTCTAGAAAAAATAAACTTGACAAAGAAGGCGTGTTAGTATAGTATAAGATATAGTTGTTTGATTGCTTGAGATAAATAACTATGTAGTCGAGAAGGAGATAACGCAGGTTTTCGCTATTTTAACTCATAGGTGTAAAGTATACATTCAATGTATTCTGACATTGTAGCCTGCACTGAATCATAACAATCTCGCAAATAAGTTGAAGTTACTTCAGTTTCTCCTTACACATACAGGTTTGCCCATATTCCTTCTTGACTATTCCCTAACATGATGTTAGGATACAACAATAAACAAACAGAAAGGACTTACAATGCATTATTTTCCCATAAAATACAAAGAATTTAGACATTCACAAAGAAATGGTCTTAAGAGTGTAAGACTCATACAGCCTATTGAAAACAAAAGATTTATGATTTCAATTATGAAAGCATTTATTGAAAACTGTTATGATGTGAATCCAGGATTTATACCTGATACACCCACTACCCCTATAGGCAATGATCCTAAAAAATACACAAAAACACAAATGATAGAAGACTTTCTAGATCAATTAGAAGGTTGGCGAGAGAATCGTAATGATGTATATCACTCATATGTTTTAAGACATAACTGGTTGGTTACTGAATATGCGAAAACTCTAGATATGCGTAAGTTGACATATCAAGCAGAAGATGTTATAACCAATTATTATATTCAACTAAAAGCAAGTAATAGAAATGAAGCAAGAGCACAAGCAATTGAAGACAATGAGCTGTTCGATACTTCTTGGTAGATGCCAAGAATTAGCGGACATAGACTATATCATGATATCATGATTATCATGTATATCAAGAAATCATGATATGAATAATACTCAAATCAAGACATTAAACGGTGCTTCGCACCGCTATAAACAGCAAGAGCTAAAGCTCTTTACTAATAAAGCAAAGAAAGGAATCAAGACATGAAGATCAAATCAAGAAATCAAATCAGGCCAGGCCTTCAGCCTCTTCTTGAGAAGTATCATGAAGGAATCAATACAGATCAAGTTAGCAACCTGCAGGTCAAAGTTTACGACAACCAACCTGAAGCCGCTCCTGGATATGAACCAGGCAGATACAAAACAATGTGGGAGATATGGTTAAAAGGTAATGATACACCCACATCAGATATCAAACTAGCAAACAAACTCAGCAAGTTCAAAACATTTAAGAATACTATGTATACAAATTCACATAGACAATGGTATGTAAAATGTGTAGATGATATTAGAAACTATAATTTACAAATGAATGAATTAGACAGCAAATCATTAACATTAGCCTGTGCAATGGGAACATGTATGAACGGACAACCTATACTTCGTGTGCCTAAATGGGCAGGTGCATTTACATTTGACGGTGCTAAATGTATTGGTTATTTACACATTGAAGATCATGTGTTCCTATTTGAACCTAATGAAATGGAGCCAGAGATCTTTGAATTAGATTATCAGGGCAAAAGAGTAAAGCGTAGAATGTGGCAAACTGGTTGGAGTTTTGTATAATGAACTACGATACAAAACACTATAAAAAAATAAAAGACTACCCCCTACGAGTAATACTAGGACCTTTTCCTAACAAAGCCTATGCAAAACTTGTAGCAGTATCGCCCTTGGGTAAACAACATTATGTTAAATGGTTGAATGCACAAGATGCAGAAGAAATAATAAAGATAACAGAAACAGGTAAATATTGATATGATAAAAAGAAACAATTTAGACCTAGTGACGGTTGAATGGATCGATGCTATGAGTGATGATAACACTTGGCAGGATCTTGAAGAACTTAAACAACAGGAACTGAGAACTGTCCACTGTTGTGGTTGGTTATTACACGCTGACAAAAACAAAACAATCCTTATATCATCAATAGATGAAATAAGTCAATCAGGTGGTGGTGGAACTGTTATACCCACTAACTGTATTGTAAATATAACACGACAATACAATGGAGATTTTACACATGAGCATGAAGAGAGGCAGAAGAATACAGTTTGATAACTGGTGGAGACGCAATCACCATAATTCAAAAGGGCATAGTTGGTTAGCAAAACATGCAAAAAGAGTAGCATATGCATACAATATAGGCCCTAGTGCATTCGATACAATTACATTTATTTGTAAAAGATTCTTCAATAGTGAATCCAAAAGACTACATTCACAAGATGCATGGACACTGTGGAAACTGGTGCACCCCCTATACAGAGATAGATTACAGAGACTAGCAGATACAGCAGAACATCTACACAATTTAAAATCACTACATGACAAACCAGAACACAACACAGTTCCCAAACTATGGAGACAGCGTAAGTGATAATCCGTATTCATTACTGGAAGTCAAACGAGCGTAAACAAATGTTGAGATCTGGAACAAGAGATGATATGGATAGATACTTATTTTTAGCTAAACTATGGTGTGAAGTAGTGGGCTGGGAGATATACGAATCGGATATAGATACAGCTAGTTTTCGTGATGTAAGAGAAGATATAAAACAGAGCTGGGTAATCGATAGTTGGTATGACAAATCAGCATTTCATGGTAAACAAAAGTAAGACATCTTACCACATAAAACACTAAAAAACCACAAAAAAGATTAAATACAGTTGCTGACGGGGGTTTCAGTGGGTGAATCTATCCTTGGGTTCACCCTTTTTCTATGCCCGGATAACACGAGATATATCGTGTATAAATACATATAAACAAGGAGCAATATATGGAATACGAACCTCTAATCAGAGCCCTAACAACACTAGTAAATCTAGTAACAGTATACCTAACCATTACATGGGGGTATCAGGGCATAACTTTTTTGTTAAGGAGTTTTTTCTAATGAGCAGTGCGGCTAACTATAATATAACAATAAACCAGAATGCAGACTATACCAGAACCTTTCAGGTAAAGACTAATGGTTCAGTAACCAACATTTCAGGACACAGTTTTGCAGGTAAAATAAAACAACATCATACAAGTTCTGTATCAGTTGATTTCACCACAGCTATTGTGGATGCATCAGCTGGCACATTTAGCGTAACACTAACTGACACCACAACAGCTACTCTTACACCGGGCATATATGAATATGATATTGTAATGACAGATGGATCCGGTATCAAGACTCGTTTACTACAGGGCACAGCTGAAGTAGTCGCGGGGATTGTATAATGCAGGCAGTTAAAACACGAGGCGATTCAGCCCTTGCTGTAACTGTAGAAGATGGTGTAACGATTACGATTAACATAGTAACAGCAACCACAGTAATAAACATCAAGACAACAGGTGTTGAAC